GGGAATTCCCACATGCCGGTACAGGAAAATTCGTATTATTCTAAGGAAACAAGGAAACGGTGAATTAAAATGGCTGAACTTTTTATTTCTATCCCGGGTTATTGTTATAAGGACTTAAAAGATGAATATTTGGATGTTTATTGTAAATGTGGAAAACATTTCGTTGCCTATAAAAAAGCAGGCGAAGATTGCTTTTTAATAAAATGTCCAGGGTGTTTAAATCACTATCGCATACACCAACGACTTGTAATATTGGATGCAGTTCCAACAGCAGAAGGGGAAGTAATACTTCGTAATGACGAAAATAGTATAGGTAACTGGAAATGAATTATTCTAAATATCATGAAGCTATCTGCGAGAATATGAAGCAGTTAGCATTAAGAGATAATGTAATATTTGTGGGGCAACAGGTTCATTATCAGGATTTCTATGGGACATTGAAAGATGTCCCATTGGATAAGAGATTGGAAATGCCTGTAGCTGAAGAGATGCAGATGGGTTTTTGTATAGGACTGGCAATGGAAGGCTTTCTCCCTGTATGTATATATCAAAGAATGGATTTTTTATATAGGGCAATGGATCAGATATGCAATCATCTGAATCTGATGCCTGTTATAACAAGAGGTGTCTATAATCCAAAAGTTATTATCAGAACGACAGTAGGGAATAGCAGTCCTTTGAATCCAGGGAGACAACACACCCAGGATTTGACGAAAGTGTTCAGAGAAGCTCTTAACTTCCCAGTATTCAAAGTCACTACAGAAGAGGAGGTGAATGATGCTTATGAAAGTGCTCTTTTAATATCAAGCCCGTCATTGATTATTGAGGAACAGAGGTTATACTATTAATCTGACAAGGAGGGTTTATGTCACCGAAAGTGACTGTGATATTACCGATACGAATTACGGAGAAATGGCAGGCAATCATGACCGATTGTTGTATTGCTACAATGAGAGCAACAACAGAGGTCCCATATGAATTGATTGTTGTTGAATCAGGATCTGATTATTTTGGGGAGAGAAAGGATATTGATGGTAGATATCTACATTTTCCACAAGGCATAGGCTATGCTAAAGAATTTAACAGAGCGATTGATATGGCTTCTGGAGATTATATAGTTCATATTGGCAATGACATATTCACAAGACCTGGCTGGCTGGAGGCATTATTGAAATGTTTTGAAATCCCTTCAGATTGTGGAGCTGCAACATTAGCATCGTCAGAACTTGGTCATGAACCGATTGATATTGTCATGGAAGGGCTATATTGTCCGATCATGATGTTCAAAAAAGAATGGCGGTTTGATGAAGATTTTTCAGATGTATTTTTGGATTCTGATTTGATTATGCGAATATACAAGGCTGGGTTTCGGATGTATCGAAATTGGAATGTGGTAATTACCCATCTCTGCCAGCAGACTTTTAGCAAGGAGAATACAAAAGAGCAGAAAGATAAGAAATTCAATGCTGGAAAAGATTTATTTATCAAGAAACATAGTGATTCATCTTTTACATTATGGATGTATAGAGCAATCATCGAGGGGTGGAAAGTATGACAACTGTAGAACAGGCAAAATATTTACTATCCAGAAGTGATGTTGAAGCAGCTCTTTTATTGCTCACAATTATGCCAGAAGAAGGTACTGAGTATCAATCCATTACTACATATATCAGAAAATATTGGCCTTCATGGTTCGGGGAATACAATAGAGTGTATCAGGAAGCTGGAAAGATAGAAGCTAAAAACGTTGCAGCTTTTGTCCACATACCCAGAGAAGCTAGGTATCAGTGGTTATTAGGATACTTAAAAGCTCATCCTGAATTGCAGCGATTCTATAATTTTGGGGCATCACGATGTTTATATGACATTCATTTGCATAACGAAATAGGGGGTTATTGGTGTTGTGAGGACATTGATGATGTTAGCATCAGGGAGGCAAGGGACTATATCAATATGGTTGCAAAGGAACCTGGTAACTTTCAATTAGGATTGGCCTCATACCCAAAAACCGGCCAAAGAAACTTCGACGCTGCTATCTGCATGGAAGTCTTGGAGCATGTAATTGATCCTGTCGCGATTCTGAATGGTTTAGAAAAAAATGTAAGAGATGGTGGGAAAATGATTATCTCTGTGCCTTATGGCCCGATTGAATATCTCATGTGGCAGAATTCCCCAGAGAGGAATAGAGAACATATCAGGGAGTTTAGTATTAATGAATTGAATCAATTGTTTGAATATAAGGCAGACATAGAGTATCATCAGTTATCATACGGCAGGAATGAAGAATTAGGCATGGAGATTGGTTGTAATATTGTTTGTTATACTGTAACTGAAGATGGAAGAGGATTTGATGGATATAATATAGATTTAGAAGGGAAATTAGCAGAAGCTAAAAAAGTAGCATTGCCAGGTTTTTAATATAAATTTTAAAGGAGGATTATCTAAATGTCGTTCAAGCTGGATGTAGTGATTGCAGTGCCAGGATTGCCAATGAATTGGGATACTCTTGAGAAGCAGTCTATCGGAGGGTCGGAAACAGCAGGGATAAGTATGGCTAAAGCTTTAGCAAAACAGGGGCACAATGTCATCTTTTTCTGTAATACGACTGATCCGGGGAAAAAGCCTGATGGTGTACTATATATGCCATTAAGCCAGTTTCATCCTTTTGTAACGGCATCTCCTGTTGATGTAGTGATTGCTCAAAGAATGCCTGAATTATTTGCTGTAAAAATGGTGTCTAAACTTAACATACTATGGTGCCATGATCTGGCAAATCTTCGGTCTGCTGATAAATTTAAATCTGTCCTGTGGAATATTGACAAGGTAATGACAGTTAGCCAGTATATGACAGAACAATATAAAGAAGTCTATGGACTTCCTGATGAGCTTTTCTGGACAACCAGAAATGGTATTGATTTGGATTTGATATCTACAGTTACAAGCAAAAATCCAACACGGAAGCATAAACAACTAGTTTATGCTGCAAGACCGGAAAGAGGACTTGATATATTGCTTGAAAGCATTATGCCAAAGATATGGGAGAAAGACCCCGGAATAACCTTGAAAGTTTGTGGATATAATAACACTGTCCCAGAAATGCAGCCGTTCCATGACTATCTGAATGGCCTGATAACTCAATCGGAAGGAAAGGCTGAATGGGTAGGACATCTTACAAAAGAACAACTATATGCTCTATATTCAGAAAGCACAGCTTATGTATATCCTACACCAAGCTACCGTGCTCAGAATTTTGCAGAGGTTAGCTGTGTGGTTGGAAGTACATTAATTGATTTGCCGAGAGATTATAGCAAAAATCCCGATGGAATACCCATCAAGGATTTAGTTGGTATAGGGGGATTCCCCGTATACGCTTATGATAATGAGAATGAGAGGATAACTTTAGGCACTGTAAAATGGGTTGCAAAAACGAAAATTAATGCTGAGGTTTGGAAACTCACATTAGATGATGATAATATTTTGAGAGCAACCCCAGACCACAAGATAATGCTGAGGGATGGAACCTATAAGGAACTTAAAGATTTGAGACCCGGTGAATCGCTGATGCCACTTTACAAGAAATTCAGGGTCAACGTAAACTGCAATAATGGGATACATAAGGATGAGGCTATATTAGTAGGAGAATGGAAAGAAGGAAGGGAATTGCTTTCTCATGGTATAAAAGCAGGATTGAAAAAATACCATTCTTTAAGAAATATGGAAACTGTGAATACAGAATATAATCATAAAGTTGTGAGCATAGAATTTGACGGCTATGAGGATGTATATGATATGGAAGTGGATAAATATCATAATTTTGTGGCATCAGGGATTGTGGTTCATAACTGTATTACGGCTATGGAAGCAATGGCATGCGGATTGCCGTTTATAACCAGTAACAAAGGAGCTTTGCCGGAAACGCTTGACAAAGATGCTTGTTTCTTAATAGATGGCGATCCTTGGACAGAAGAATATCAGAATACTTTTGTTGAAGCTGTTTTTGATGTAATAGGAGCTGTATCATTAGGAATGAGTGGCTCAGGAACAAGAAAGGCTGCAACTCTTGGATGGAAAGAATTGGCGATAGAATGGGGCCAAGGATTTAACACGCTGATCAAAGAAAGGAATAGCAATACTTATGGATTGGCTAAACACTTTATCCGGCATAGTGATATAGAAGCTGCAAAAAGAGTACTTATGGAACATCCGGGTGAGGAAAGATACCAAAAATTAGGGATTTATATTAACGATAAGTGGAATTTTGTAGATACTCCTGAAAAATATAAAGCTCATTATGTTTCAATGGGAGATCTCACGAATAAAAGACTTTCTCAAATACCCTGGACGGAAGATCATTTCAATCATTCGGATGAAAAGAGATTTGCCTTGATTGAAGAATGTTTAAAAGATAGTGAAGTTGAGACTATTTTAGATCTTGGAACGGGACACGGATGGATGACAGTATATTTAGAACGCAGGATAGGCAAGAAATGGACAGGAGTGGATGTTGATCCAGGGGCGGTCAAATGGTCAAGATTTTTTGCTGATAAATTTGCCAAGACCCCTGAGAATCTTATATTCTATACCGAAGACGACTTTCTGGAACAAACTAAAGAATGTGAGTATGATTGTTTGATAATGAGCGAGGTGTTGGAACATTGTATAAACCCTAAAGCAACAGTTGAGACAATGGAGAAGCTCGTAAAACCTAATGGATTGGTTATTATTACTGTTCCATACGGACCCAGAGAATACCCTGAGTTTAAAACTAACAAGTATCTGAATCATGTACATGAGCTTGATTTTAATACTCTCCGGGATATGTTCGGGGATAAACCTGGGGTAGAGATTCTTGGCACATGGGAGACTACTATATCTGAATTAGGTGAACCTGCTGGTTTTTATTTTATTCGATACAGAGCAGATCAGAAGCCTTTAGGAAATATAGACTGGGATAAAAAGTTAACCATTCAGAGACCAAAACAAACTGTTTCTGTTAGCATGATAGCAGGGCCAGGAGCTGAAGATAATCTTCACTGGTGTCTCAAATCTGTTGAACCAATAGCAGATGAGATTATCATAGCCGATTGCGGGATGACAGAAGAAGCGAAAAGAATCGCATGGTCTTATCCTGATGTAAAAATTGTCCAGGGAGCAGACCCGAAAGTGGTTGGGTTTGATGAAGCACGGAATAAAAGTTTAAACTTTTGTACTATGGAATGGGTGCTATGGATTGATTGTGACGAGAAGCTTATCGGAATTGAAAAGCTTCATAAATATCTCAGAGAAAATATATTCTCAGGATATTCTATCAGGCAACATCACTTTGCCTGTGATACATCATTCCAGCCTGATATGCCGGTACGTTTATTCAGGAATAGGCCAAATAAAGAAGGCAAAGCTATGAAATTTTTTGGAAGTTGTCATGAACATCCAGAATATGCTCTGAATGAAGGACCTGGTAGCTGTATTATCCTTTCTGATGTTCATATCGCTCACGTTGGGTATCTTGTTGAAGAAGGGAGAAGAAAGCGATTCAGTAGAAATTACCCGTTATTGCAAATGAGTAACCAAAAATATCCTGACAGGGTATTGAATAAATACTTCACAATGAGGGACAACATGCTTCTTTGTGGATATGAATTACAGTCAAATGGCGGACAGGTGACTGATACTATACGTCATAGAAGCTCAGAAACGATTGACCTTTATAGGACCTATTTTGGAGGAAAAGGAGTTTATCTCAATACAGACGCACTTAGTTATTACTCTCAGGCTTGCTCTATCCTTGGGATAGGGGCTGAAATTAATTTCTGTGTATCCAACGGCTCAGGCCAGCCAGAAATGAAAAAAGTAAGGTTCGCTAATATGGGAGACCTTCAGAAAGAGCTTGATTGGAAAGCGAAGGAGGTCATGGGTAAATATGAGCATCCATGGTGGTAAACTGGGAGCTGGGGTATACTGTATAAAAAATATTAGGGATAATAAGGTCCATATAGGCTCTTCTATTAAAAGAAAACTGTCAGTTGCAGTTGCTAAAAGAAGAAAAAGGGTTATTTGTGTATGAACACCTATGGTGATATAGATATGATTTTTTGCAAATTATTTGGTGGAAGATTACCTGTTTACAGAGCCTATGATCTTAATTATTCTGTAAATGATAGAGTTTGCCAATCATGCAATCGTTGCACAAAAGAGGAAGAAGAACCGGAACAATCCTCTATAAGGAGAAAGGAGGCAGATAAATGGCAACAGTAGTTTCTTATACAAATGCTTCAGTAATGCAGATGACTTTAGCAGAAATAGGGTCTATTTCAACGATGGATAACAGTCTAATGCTTCATCATGCTTCTATGGCTGAAACCTTAATAAATGCCAAGATAGCAAAGAAATATACGTTGCCATTTACTGTCCAGATACCTTTACTAGAGACATTGGCAACAGAACTGGCAATTTACAATGTACTCACTAGCAGGATCACGATTAAGGCAGAGCACCCTTGGTTCCAGCGATATAAGAACGCATTAAAAACTTTGGATGATGTAGCAGATGGGAAATTGGATCTTATAACAACTGCCGGGGCTGTTGTTGCAGAAGGGAGCGGACGAGGTGAAATCTGGAGCAGTAACAAAAGCTATATACCTACATTCCATGAAGGCAATGAGTATGATCAGATTCAAGATAGTGATAAGATAGACAATCTTGAAGAGGAAAGAGGTTTGTAATGGGAGTTGAATTTACAATATCTGTTGATTCTACCAAGGGACAACAGAAGCTTTCTGAAATAGGGAAACAGCTTAATCCTAATAAAGTACTTACTCTTATGGGGATGGACATGTTAAGCTGGATTGATAAGAATTTCAAAGCAGGAGGGCTTGAAGTAAAATGGGAATCATTGTCTCCAAATACAATAGCAGCAAGGAGAAAAAAGGGCAAAGGAGCTAAGATTCTTCAAGACATGGGACGGCTTAAATCTTCTTTTGTATTTGGGAAAGAGAATAATATATTTACAGTATCAGGGAATACCGTAACGGTAGGATCGGCAGACAAAAAAGTTAATTGGCATCAGAAGGGAACTAGGTCTTATGACATCTATCCTAAAACTAAAAAGTATCTTAGTTTTATATATAATGGTAAAAAGGTATATAGAAAAAAAGTTCATCATCCGGGATTAGCAGAAAGGCCAATGTTACCAAGTAAACATATGGCAAGTGGAATTGCCAAAAAATCATTAGAAGCTTATGTTGATAAGGTTGTCGCTTCTGTTAGAGGTATGTAATGGCCAGAGTAGACTATTATACAATTGTTTCAGAAATAGGCCAGATATTAAATGCTGATACAACGCTATCAGGAGTACAGATAACGGTAGAAGATTCAGCTCCTTTGGATAGTGGCCCTTGGATAGCCATTTATCTTGAGAGTAGAACACCTTCATCGGGGCAGTCTATATCTGCTGGGACCAGAACACGATATAATCTAAGAATATCAGCTTGGTGTTGGCAATTTTCTTTGGAATCTACAGCAAGAGCGGCACAATTAAGAGATGATCTGGTAGGATTAGTAGAAATAGCATTAATGAAGAACCGGACACTCAATGATAAGGTTGGAAGTATCTATCTGGAAGGTGGAGAACTAATGAGTGATCAGATCAAATCAGATGAAATGAGTGGTTTTATTGCAGGGGGAGAAATAATAATTATAGCTGATGTCGTAGCAATCACGTAAAAAAGGAGGTATCACTATGGGAATGGGAATGGCGGGACATTTAGGATTAGCAAAAGAAAGCTCTTGGGGAACCCCAGTTGCTGTAGGTTCAGGTAAATATGTAGAATTGCTTAGTGAATCAATGACATTAACGATTGATAGATTTGATATTAAGAATATTGCCGGAATGTATGCTGAAGCTGATGATATGGCAGGAGTGAATAGATTGGCAGGAGACGTAGAATTCCCATGTTTCCCTGAAACATTGGGACATTTTTGCAGAGGAGTCTTTGGTGCTGCTTCTTCTGTAACATCATTGGCTACAAATCTGGTAAAAAATGTCTGGAAGACACCTACAGCGGATTACGCTTCTGGAGAACCTACACCACCATATACGTTTGAATTGTACAGGGATGTTACAAGTTCACAGCAGATTGCAGGGGTTGTAATGACATCTATGGAATTCAGCATTCAGCCAAATCAGGCATTGCAGGCAAAAGTGGGGGTTATGGGAAAAAGCCAGTTAAATATCGCAAAAACAACACCTACATATGTAACAACTCCATCCTTTCCTTTTTCCTTTGATACATGCTCATTGGCAATAGGTGGAGCTGCAACTGCGTTGATTGAGGCATTGACAATATCCATTGATAATCAGTTAACTGGCTTCCCTGCATTGAATGCCACTACAAACATCGCTAAAGTAAGGCGTAGTGGGCCTCAGACAGTAGAAATTTCAGGGACAATGGATTTTACGAATATTGATGAATACAATAAGTTTATCAGTCAGACTGAACAGTCTTTGCAGGCTACTTTTACCAAAGCAAATTCATTCAAACTGGACTTGATTGTTCCCAGGATGGTTTATACTGCATTCCCTATCAGTGTTGGTGGAAAGGATAGGGTAACAGTGAGCTTTAATGGAAAAGCCAGGTATCATACTGGGTCAGCAACAGCTATAGCAATTGAGTTAACCACTATCACCAGTGCATTCTAAAAAACAAAAAAAGGAGATTAAAAAATGAAAGTCACGTTAGGAATCAGGGAGATTGATTTATCAAAAGCATTGCCTTTAAAGCTCAGGGATTGGCGCATACTGGAGAAGAAAGGGATAACGGCTAAGACATTAGAAAATACAAGTATCGAAGCTGTGGCGGAACTGGTCTTCCTGGTTCTTAACAAGGCTGATGGCACTGTGACAATGGAAGAAGTAGATGATCTTGAATTGGATAGTGATACTTTTAAACAGGTAATAGAAGCTATTAATAAAAAGAAAGTGGATAAGCCTTTTTTGACACCCTCCATATCCTCGGCACCCATTATGGATGGACAGTAGGGGATATGGAAGAGTTGTCAATTGAGGAGATTAACTATCTCGTTGGCAAAATAGCCAGAGAAGCTGAAATGGCTAACAGGGGCAGGTAATGGCGAATGACGTAAGTATGAAAATATCCCTTGATGGGATATCTGAAATACAATCCAAGCTAAATGATGTAGGGAAAAGTTTCCAATCTTTTGGTGATAAACTCGGAGAAATAGGGAGAACTTTAACCATTTCGTTAACAGCACCTCTTGCCGCATTTGGGTTAGCCGCAATAAAAATGTCTGCTGCCATGGAAACAGCAAGAATAGGATTTAAAACCATGTTAGGAAGTGCTCAGGCGGCGGATAAAATGCTACGGGAACTTGCTGATTTTGCCGCCACTACTCCGTTTGAATTCGTTGAACTTCGCGAACAAGCTTTAAGAATGATAGGGATGGGAGTGGCGGCAAAAGATGTAATCCCCTGGCTTCAAGCCATAGGAGATCATGTTGCTTCCATCGGCCAAGGAAAAGATGCGCTGCAAAGGATCATCTGGTCATTAACACAGATGGGAGCCAGGGGAAGGCTAACAGGAGAAGAACTTAGAGAGCTTGCTCATGTAGGAGTAAATGCCGCCCAAATTATTGCAAATGCTATGGGTATTACTGCCGCAGACGCCTTAGAACTGATAGACAAGAGAGCTATAACGGCTAAATTTGCTACAAAAGCTCTTCTTGATTATATGGGTGGTCATGCTCCAGGCATGATGCAGAAGCTGATGCAAACCGTTACGGGACTTTTTTCTAACCTTGTTGACATAACAAAAATAGCCATGATTTCGATAGGTGATGATATAACAAGGGCTTTTAATATCAAGGAAGTATTAAAAGGGGCACAGGATGGGGTAAAAGATTTATTATTGTGGTGGACAAATCTATCAGCCGGAACAAGAGAATTGATTATCCAAGTCGCAGGACTGGCCGCAGCTTTAGGCCCTTTAGCACTAGGGATAAAAGCGATAACTGTGGCATATGCAACATTGAAAGCGATACGAAATCTTAATCCTATAATTCTATCTATAACCGCTTTAATTGCCGCAGGGACTTTACTTTATCTTAACTGGGATAAAGTGGCATCTGTTGCGACTCAAGCATGGAGATATACTAAATTAATTGTGTTGGCCTCAATAGATACTATGATTGAAGCGATACAACGGCTTATCGCAATAACTCCTGGTTTTTCTGCTGTATTCCCTGAGTTTGTTGCAAAATTAGTAAAAGCTAGAGCATCTATAGGTAAAAATATATCCGAGATTCGTAAGGATATTGAAGACAACATGGGGAAGCCGCTATACGATTATGGGAAGACTGCAAATAAAGTTTTGGAAGGGACAGAAATACGATTCAGAAGTATGCAAAAAACCGTAGCTGAACTCACAGAAACGCAGAAGATATTAAAAGATTTAGCTGGGGAGTTAAAACATAATGCTAATCAGGCTGACATATTAGGGGAGACATTCAGCAAAAGAAAAGCTGATTTTGATGCAACCGCCAAAGCATTGATAGCGTTAGCAGATGTGGGGAAGAGGAATACAAAAGAGTTTAAAGACCTTAAAGCAAAACTAGAAGAATTGCGTCCAGTAACTAATTATATGATCGCAGATTTGGTAAATAGCGCAAATAGATTTACGGTTACAGGTAAAGATATGAGTAAATCTGTAAGTGAGAGCTTTTCTCTTTTGAATGAACCTATTGGTAAAGTAAAACAGTCTTTAGACACAAACAAAGAAGCTATGTTGGGGTTCCAATTACAAGTTGCAGAATCATCGGGGGCCATGTCAATTTCCATGTATGATTATGGTTCTGCTGCAAATAAAGTTTTAGCCGGAGTTCAAAAACGATATACTGAAAAAGGTCAAACGGTAGTAACCGTACAATCTATGATGGAAGTAGCTGTCAGAGGTGTTACTACTACAATAAAAAGCCTATGGGAAGGGACAACTGCTACATTTGATACAGCATGGAAAGGAGCATTATCTGTATTTGTAGATGTTTTAGGCCAAATGGTTATTCAGGTGGGCATTAAGGCAGCACTTATGCAAGCTCATTGGGCAGCAATGACAGCCGGGATAAGCTTTGTTATTGGGTTAATTGCCTCTGTCTTTGGTGGTGGTGGTGGTGGTGGTGGTGTTGCTAAGAAAAGCGCAATACAGGAAGCAACTGAAAAATTCTTGAGTGATATCCAACAAAGTCTCACATCCTTTGAGGATAAGGTTTTGACAACATTGGAAAAGTTAAAAACTGCCACAAGTGCCGCAAAAACTTCAAGTTCAGATATTCTCGGAGGTTTTGCTACTTTCGATATTTTACGGAAAAAGGTAGAAAGATTGAATAAAGAACTTTCTGACCTTCGTATTAAAAGCATGGAATCTATGCAAGAATGGGGATTCGATAAATTCTCAGGTGATATATTTGCGGTTAGGAGAGAGATACTATTAACTAAAAATGAAATAGCAGGACTAATCCCCAAAATGCTTACACAAATGACTGCCTTTAAAGATGCCTTGATTGAAGAATACAATTTAAAGAAGAAAATTGCCGAAGATACTATAGAATTATACAAACGCCAAGTTGGGTTTGCAAAAAGTATGGGTGAGACAATTACGGGAGTAAAGCGCGATTTATTAGGACCACAAGCAGCTTTTACGGCTCAATTAGGGGATATTTCTGCATTAAAAGCATCTTTAGCAGGGACTACAGGGGAAACAAAATTAGGAGTTATCTCTGAATTAAAAGACGCATATATAACAGCTTGGAATTCAGCTAAAAAAGTGTTTGAAGAGAATAATCGTAAATTAACAGAGAATAATTCTGCATTAAAAGCAACTTTATTGAAAGCCACAGGGGTAGATGCGAATTCCGCAAGAATAGCGTTTGAAGATAGTAATATGCAGTTGATGAAGAATAACGAGGAGTTGGTTAAATGGCAACAATTTACTGTTGCCGGATTGGAAGGATTACAGGCTGAAGGCTTAACTGCATATGATCAATTAATTGATGTAAATCTTCAGATGCTTAGTGTCCAGCGTTCTGGAGTAGATATTCAAACGCAGATGTTAGCTCATATAGATAATCTTGGCAGAGTTACCCTTGCTACTATCGGATTATTGGAAGCAATAGGTGCTAAGGGAATTGCGAACATAACAGATACAGACTTAAAAACACTTACATCAAATTTAGGAGTATTAGGACTGGCATCCGGAGGCATTGTAACTAAGCCTACCCTTGCGGTTATCGGTGAAGGTGGAGAATCAGAAGCAGTTATCCCATTAAGTAAGCTTGGGAAAATGGGGAAAGGAGTTTCAATAACAAACCAATATTATGGCCCTGTCATTTGGGATGATATATCTGCCAGCTTATTTGCAAGGAAACAATCACAATTGATTCAACAAGAATTACGGAGATATGTCTAAGTGCCTGATCCAGTATATTCATTGGCTATCGAATTTGTTACAGGAAGCTTTACTAATGTAACAAGCGATTGTCTGCATCTATCCTTCACGAGAAATCTTGCGACCAATGATAGTGGCCTTTCTATAGGGACATGTGACTTTATCCTACAGAATGAAGAACGGAAATATTCCCCCACTAATTCTGCAAGTCCTTATTCTCCAAACGTAGTCCCGAATAAAAGAATACAGGTACAGGCAACTTATTCAGGGTCAACATACCCATTATTTACAGGATATATTGACAACTTTGGGATAAATCCTGTTATTGGTAACAGAACGGTACATATCCAAACATCTGACAGAGTTAAACAAATAGACAATAGCGAAGTCGATTTACCTTTTCAAATCAACTACAATGTAGGTAGTCTTTTTACTGATATCTTATCCTGTTCAGGAGTTGCTTCAGCAGATAGAGCAGTAGATTCAATCCCTGATAAAGTAACATTCGCATGGTTTAACGACCGGAAGGGGTCCGGTGCACTCAATGAGCTGCTAACGTATGGTAATTATAAACTCTATGTTGGCGGAGACGGGAAAGTAAATATTTTTAATCGTTCTCATAATTGGGAATCTATTGCAGTTGCAAGTTTAAATGAGTTTTTGGATTTGAGTTACTCTTTAAATATAGAAGACATAAGTAATGTTATTAGAGTCGAAGGCACACCAAGAAAACTATCAACAAATATTTCTACAGTTGCATTCTTGGGGACTGTAGAAACTATACCCGCATCAGGGTATTCAAGCTTCTGGCTGACGTATGCCGATCCCATAAATAATGAAAGACCTACACCTGCTAACAGCGTAATCTTCCCTGTAGCAAACGTAGATTATACAATCACTACTCAGCCAGAAGGGGGGACTGATCTTACAACTACAACATCTGTCAATGGTATCCTATTTGGAACCACCGCTGTATTTTCCTTATTTAATGGGTCTGGGGTAATAGCATACGTTAATCAATTTCAACTCCGTGGATATCCACTACAAAGACAACCTACTGTTGCATACCAGAAAGCAGTTTCAAGCTCTCAGGCACTATATGGGAAGCTGCTTTATACCATTAATAGCGATTTAATCGATGATTTACAGTTTGCGAAAGATTATGTCAATATGCTTATGACCAAGAAAAAAGACCTTACTGGGAAAACTTCTTTTTCATTGAAAAATCAATGGCCATCTCAGCTATTCTTGGAATTAGGCACTCTAGTATCAATAGTAGAATCACAGACTACAATAAGCTCAGTATTTCTGGTTACTGGGATTACTCACAACATAGAGACATCGAGGGGATTAGAACATACAACAGATTATCAGCTTGAACTATGGAGAGAAGGGTATCCACTCCTCCTTTTAGATAGTTCAAGCTACGGGAAACTTGATGATGGCAGGCAATTAGCGTTTTAGGGGAGGGGGGATATGAGTTATTCTTTTCAAACATTTACGGCTCTTGAAATTTTGGCAGCAGCTAAAATGAATGCTATTGAAATAAATATCAGGGATCATACACATGGATTAAATGGCGTTATTGATGCTGGAGATAGGGGCAATAATAACACCGTTATAGGATTAAATGCTCTTCTAAGCAACACAACTGGGGCATATAATACAGCAGTGGGATACACCGCTCTTTACGCCAACACAATAGGGACTAATAACACTGCTATGGGTGTGAGTGCTCTATATTCCAACTCTACAGGGACTAATAACACTGCTATGGGTGTGAGTGCTCTATATTCCAACTCTACAGGGACTAGGAACACTGCTGTAGGTTTTCAATCTCTATATTACAACACAACCGGGGCATATAATACAGCAGTGGGGAACCAATCCCTTCAATCCAACACAACCGGGGCATATAATACAGCAGTGGGAGACGCCGCCCTTTACTCCAACTCTACAGGGACTAGTAACACAGCTGTAGGTTTTCAAGCTCTACAAGCCAACACTATAGGGGTTGATAATACAGCTGTAGGTTATTATGCTCTATTCTCTAACACTACAGGGACTAGCAATACTGCTGTAGGTTTTTATGCTCTACAAGCCAATACAATAGGGACTAGCAATACTGCGGTAGGTATTAGTGCTTTACAATCCAACACTACAGGGACAAATAACACAGCTGCGGGTTCGGGGGCTTTACGTTATAACACTACCGGGGCTAGTAACACTGCTATGGGTGTGAGTGCTCTACAAGCCAATACTATAGGTGTTAATAACACTGCTATGGGTGTGAGTGCTCTATATTCCAACTCTACAGGGACTAATAACACTGCTGTAGGTTATGGTGCTCTATATTCCAACTCTACAGGGACTAATAACACTGCTGTAGGTTATGGTGCTCTATATTCCAACTCTACAGGGACTAGTAACACTGCTGTAGGTTTTCAATCTCTATATTACAACACAACCGGGGCATATAATACAGCAGTGGGAGACGCCGCCCTTTATTCCAACTCTACAGGGACTAGTAACACTGCTGTAGGTTTTGAAGCACTTAAAGCCAATACGGTAGATAACAACACAGCCGTGGGCTGGCGTTCCCTATTATCCAATACTACAGGGACTAATAATACAGCTGTAGGTTTTCAAGCTCTACAAACCAATAATATAGGAACTAATAATACTGCTGTAGGTTATAGTACTCTCGAAACCAACACTACAGGGGTTAGCAATACTGCTGTAGGTTTTTATGCTCTGAAAGCCAATACTATAGGATACCAAAATACTGCTATGGGTGTGAGTGCTTTACAATCCAACACTACAGGGATAAATAACACAGCTGCGGGTTCGGGGGCTTTACGTTATAACACTATCGGGGCTAGTAATACAGCTGTAGGGGTAGAGGCTCTCAATTCCAACACTATAGGGCTTAATAATACTGCTGTAGGCTATTATGCTCTGAAAGCTAATACTACCGGGGATAGCAATACTGCTATGGGTTATGCTTCCCTCAATGCCAATACAGTAGGGGTTAACAATACTGCGGTAGGTTTACAGGCTCTCAATTACAACACTATAGGAATTAACAATACTGCTGTAGGTGGTAACGCTCTATATACCAACACTACAGGGACTAACAATACTGCTGTAGGTTATGGCACTTTATTTGCCAACACTATAGGTTTTTATAACACTGCTGTAGGCCGTGATGCTCTATATTCCAACACTACAGGGTCTTACAATACTGCTATAGGTTATGCTTCCCTCGATGCCAATACAGTAGGGATTAACAATACTGCTGTAGGTTATCAAGCTCTTTATTCCAACACTACAGGAATTGAAAACACTGCTGTAGGTATGCAGGCTCTACAAAACAATACTATAGGGACTAACAATACTGCGGTAGGACGTAGTACCCTATTATCCAATACTACCGGGATTGACAATACCTCTGTAGGTGTTAGTGCTCTATATACCAACACAATAGGGACTAACAATACTGCGGTAGGACGTAGTGCTCTCAATCTCAACACTACAGGAGCCAACAACACAGCTCTGGGTTCTGGCGCATTGTCTACTACTACAACAGGGACTAATAATACTGGATTAGGTAAAGGTGCGGATGCTTCATCGGCTACAGTAAGCAATGAAATAACTCTTGGAAATGCCAGTATTGCAACTCTTCGCTGCCAAGTCGCACTCACAGTATTATCAGATGAACGTGATAAAAAAGAGATTGAGACTATTCCAGTGGGATTAGAGTTTATCAACAAGTTAAGGCCCGTAAAATTTGAATGGGATAGACGAGATGGTTCAAAGCCGGGAATCAAAGAAGCTGGTTTTATTGCTCAGGAATTAGATAAACTGCAAGATGAAACAGGGACAGAGGATTATTTGCATTTAGTATATAAAAGCAACCCTGAAAAATTGGAAGCAACGCCAGGGAATCTATTGCCTGTACTTGTAAGAGCCATTCAAGAATTATCGGAACAGATAGAAATTCTAAAAAGGGAAGGAGAACACCCTTAAGCGATCAAGCGCAACAGCGGGCCTTAACGCCCGCTGGACTGACTTATTGGAAAAGTTCTTGACAGATTTCCGATGCTGTAGTATAAACGAAACATGATCATGTCGGTGATTCATAAAATCCAGTTCAAATATAGAGATAGCCACGTTTCCAGCAGTCTCCCGACTGTTGAATTAGCAGACCGACATCTGCGAAACGTGGCTATTTGTGTATTGTGGAGATTAAGATGAGAGAAATATCTTTAACGCAAGGGAAGGTTGCATTAGTTGATGATGAGGATTATGAATTTTTAAATCAATGGAAGTGGCGCCATGACGGTAATGGTAATCGTAAAACTGGTTATGCAATGAGATCATTGCCAAGAACTTTAGGGAAACAGACAAACATCTCTATGCATAGATTTTTATTGAAAGCATCGACAGGCTACGAGGTGGACCATGCTAATCACGAGGGACTTGATAACCGAAGAATCAATCTTAGGCTATGCCTTCGTCAAGAGAACGCCTGTAACCGAAGTGGACAAAAAAATAATGTCTCTGGATTCAAGGGCGTTAGCTTCCATAGGGGGACAGGAAAATGGCGAGCAGTTATTCATCACAAGGGGAAACAGTATAATCTTGGACATTATACAACAAAAGAAGACGCCGCTAAGGCGTATAACGAGGGAGCAAAAAAATATCATAAAGAATTTGCTTCAGTATAGTCTTTTATTAGCAAGCTGTCACTTGCGAGGGGTGGTTCGTTGTGCCATGGAGGTATAGGATGAGTGAACTGCAAAAGATTTTCAAGTATGAAGGTAATGAGGTGCGGACGGTTGTTGATGAAACAGGAACGCCGTGGTGGGTAGCCGCCGACATCTGTCAGATTCTTGGGATCGCCAAACATAGGGACGCAATGAGTCGTCTTAGTGATAAGCAAAGGGGGTCGGTAGTAATGGACACCCTTGGCGGCAAGCAAGAAATGGCAGCAGTTAATGAGGCTGGGTTGTATAAACTGGCATTCACTTCACGAAAAGCCGCCGCAGAAAAATTCACAGATTGGGTCGCATCTGAAGTCCTCCCCTCCATCCGCAAAACCGGGAAGTACGAAACAGCCCCTGCGCTCCCTCAAACATTTTCCGAAGCCCTCCGTATGCTTGCTGATTCTGTAGAGACAGTAGAGACACAGAAGAAGGCTCTTACAGAAGCGGCCCCGAAGGTAGCCTTTGCAGATGCTGTCAATGACTCCTCGAACTCGATGGATCTGGGAGTGTTTGCAAAGATACTTGGGACTGGAAGGACAAGGCTCTTTGAATGGCTCAGAGAACAGGGATTCTTAATGGCAACAGGGACAAAACCCTACCAGAAGTATTTAGACAATGGCTATTTTGTGGTGATAGAAACCACCTTCACCAGAGGCGACACAACTCAATCATACGGCAAAACTCAGATTTGCGGGAAAGGACAGATCGCTATTCAGAAAATATGGGCAGGGGAACAGAAGGAGGCCGCATGATAAATGGACCTTTTTCGTATATTCCTTAGGCGTTCACATTAGATGGGACGCTTGAATTTAAGATACCCCAGGCTATGGGGGAATTGAGGCATAGGGATGTTTTGACTATGTTTCAGAAGGCAGGAATAAAATGGATTTAGGGCAAAGGCTTATGATTGCAACACCGGCACACGATGGGAAAGTATCGATTCATTATGCTTCATGTATGGCAGACACTATCAGACTTGGGGGTCAAATAGGAATAACGGTAGTTCCTGTATTCCTTCCAGGAGAAGCTCTTGTCCATCATGCTAGAAATGTTTTAATGAAAATAGCTTACGAAGCTCAGGTTGACATTCTGTTTATTGACTCAGACCAGGGGTGGAACGCTGAATGGGTATTTGAGTTATTAAAATCAGAGAAGGATTTTATAGGTCTTCCTGTGCGTAAAAAATCAGAAGATGAGGCTTATAATGTTAAACTAACACGGAAGGATATTATAAGTGAAAACGGGCTAATGGATGTTGATGGTATAGGAACAGGCTTTT